ATTGGCCATGGAAATTAAATAAATGACCTAAGCGCTAGCGCGCGCCAATACTGGGAAACATTATGCTTTGGGTCATTTGGGTCATTGATTCTAGATAACATCAATAATTTTATATACTGTATATAATTACAGTGTAACGCTAGGTTGACGACTCTACCCGCGCCGATTTTTACACGATGACAAAATGACCCAAATGACCCAAAGACCCAAGCGCCTGGCGCGCGCATGTTTTTAACTCTTGGGTCATTTGGGTCACACAAAAACACATGACCCAAATGACCCAAAGACTGGCCATGCTGGCGCTAGCTTGCGATTTAAAACCATGACCCAAATGACCCAAATGACCCAAGATCTGCGCGGCCGGCATGCGAGCGCTGGCGCCAGCTTGCAGCATGCGAGCGCTGGCCACTGGCCGCCGACCGCCGGCATGCGAGCACTAAAAATAACCACATTGCCAGAAGGGGTATGGCAGGGCCAAGCGCATAGGGCCAACGAAAACGTACGGGTTGTGAACAATTTTTTTTTATTGTGTAGAATCCAGTCACGTGCAACAAGCATGGAGAACACATGTTCCATTCAATACCATTCACACCGCGCAAAGTGCAGGCAACAGAGTCGCGCTTAAAGGCGGTATATGACGCCGCCAAACTTGGCCTTAAAGGCGACACGTTAGCGCTAGCCGCCGGCATGCTTCCCACAGAATACCGACAACTCACGCAACTTGATCCCGTGGTGGAAATGGCCGCCGACAAGGGCAAAGCCGACGGTGAGATTGAAATGGCCAAAATTTTGCATGAAGCGGCGCTTAACGGCGACGCTAAGATGGCGCTTGAAATCCTCAAACATCAGCACGGCTGGGTGGCCAAGCAGGCTATATCGGTTGAAGTAGATCAGCGCATATCCATCACAGGCGCGCTGGCCGAAGCGGCTAAGAGGCTAGATGTGATTGATGTACAGGCCAAGGAGCAAGATGCAATCGACCATATACAGCGCTGAAGACGAACAGGAACTGATGGCGCGTCTATGGGCGCCAGCCATCAAAGACAACCCACTGGCGTTTGTAATGTTTGCATTTCCTTGGGGTCAATTTGGCACGCCATTGGAGCATTTCAAAGGCCCACGCAAATGGCAGCGGGAGATCTTGCAACAGATCGGCGATCATATTAAGCAGAACCAGGGCAAAATAGACTTTGACACGCTGAGAAGCGCCGTCTCATCGGGCCGTGGTATTGGTAAGTCGGCGTTGGTCAGTTGGATCACAATCTGGATGCTATCCACACGCATTGGCTCAACGACCATTATTTCGGCCAACTCAGAATCTCAACTTAGAAGTGTCACTTGGGCCGAAATTACCAAGTGGTTGGCCATGTCACTTAACAGCCACTGGTTTGAGGTGTCAGCCACGCGGCTGATGCCGGCTAAGTGGCTCACCGAATTAGTCGAGCGTGATCTCAGGAAGGGCACACGCTACTGGGGCGTCGAGGGGCGGCTATGGTCAGCGGAGAATCCCGACGCCTACGCTGGAGTGCACAACTTTGATGGTGTGCTAGTGGTGTTTGACGAGGCGTCAGGTATTGACGACAGCATCTGGGCTGTGACAGCGGGCTTTTTTACCGAGAACACGCCTAACAGGTTCTGGATGGCGTTTAGCAATCCGCGTCGCAACACGGGGTACTTTTACGAGACGTTCAACAGCAAGCGAGGGTTTTGGACAACCAAGGTAGTGGACGCCCGCACGGTCGAGGGCACGGACAAACAGGTTTATCAGAGCATCATCGACGAATACGGCCCAGACAGCGCGCAGGCCCACGTCGAGGTCTATGGTATGTTTCCATCTGAGGGCGACGATCAGTTCATATCGGCTTTGCTAGTGGACGACGCTATGAAACGTGCGTCATACAAAGACGCCAGCGCGCCTATCGTAATCGGTGTAGACCCCGCACGGTTTGGCGCAGACGCTACCGTGATAGCGGTGCGCCAAGGGCGGGACATTATCAGCATTCGGCGCCACCGAGGCGACGACACCATGACCGTTGTTGGCCATGTGATTGACGTCATAGAGGAATACAAGCCTACGCTGGTCGTGATCGACGAAGGAGGCTTGGGCGCCGGTATTGTCGACCGTTTAAAAGAGCAGCGCTACAAAGTCAAAGGCATTAACTTTGGCAGTAAGTCTAAAAATCCCATTATGTACGGCAACAAAAGAGCCGAAATGTGGGGCGCAATGAAAGATTGGTTAAAAGGCGCATCAATCCCGCTTGACAGATTTCTTAAAACTGATCTAATTTCACCTATGATGAAGCCCGACTCTAAGGGTACAATCTTCTTAGAGTCGAAAAAGGACATGAAAGCACGGGGGCTGGCTTCACCAGACGCGGCAGACGCGATTTGTGTGACGTTTGCATACCCTGTTGCTCACCGTGAGGCGCGTGAACCCACGCAGCGCCGCATGTATTCAGACAAAAGCGTGGCGACAACTTCTTGGATGGGGTCATAATGGCAACGAAACCCGGCTTGTACGCGAATATTCATGCAAAAAAGGCCAGAATAGAGGCCGGCAGCAAAGAGAAAATGCGCAGTCCTGGCGACAAGGGCGCACCGACTGCTAAGGCGTTTAAAGAGTCTGCTAAAACAGCAAAGAAGAAATAACATGGCTGATCCTACCGGCATCGTGGCCGCAGCAGCAGTTGCTGTTGGCGGCTCGGCCAAAGACCAAAGTAATGCCAGCATTTTGGCAACCGCACGATCACGGCTTGATTTGGCGATGTCTGCGTTGTCTGAGTCCCGTGAGGACGAGATTGACGATTTGCGGTTTTATGCTGGATCGCCGGACAATCATTGGCAGTGGCCTGCGGATGTGTTGGCTACTCGCGGCGCGGTGCAGGGTCAGACCATCAACGCTCGCCCTTGTTTGACGATTAACAAGTTGCCACAGCACGTTCGTCAGGTGACGAATGACATGAGGCAGAACCGCCCTGGTGCCAAGGTCATTCCGGTGGATGACAAGGCTGATTTGCAGGTTGCAGAAATTTTGAACGGCATGATTCGCCACATTGAGTACATCTCGGACGCGGACGTGGCGTACGACACGGCTTGCGAGAACCAAGTGGCTTATGGCGAGGGTTATATCCGCCTTTTGACTGAGTATTGCGACGAGGATACGTTTGATCAGGACATTAAGATTGGCCGTGTTCGCAACAGTTTTTCGGTTTACATGGATCCAACAATTCAAGACCCCACTGGCGCAGATGCCAAGTGGTGTTTTGTGACTGAAGATGTGACCCGCGATGATTATGAGCGCATGTACCCCAATGCCGCGCCCATTACAACGCTGCAATCGTTAGGTGTTGGTGATCAGTCTATTTCAAATTGGTTAAACGAGGACACCATTCGGATTGCTGATTACTACTACATTGATTACGACCGCACGACGCTTAATTTGTACCCCGGCAACGCGGCGGCTTTTAACGGCACGCCTGAAGACAAGGATTTGAGAGCTGTTTACGGCAAACCAAGACGCACCCGCGAGGCAGACCGCCCCCGAGTGCGCTATTGCAAGATCAACGGATATGAGATCTTGGAGCAAAACGACTGGGCCGGCAAGTGGATCCCCGTTATTCGCATTGTTGGCAATGAATTTGAGGTTGATGGCAGGCTTTACGTCAGTGGCCTAGTGCGTAATGCCAAAGATGCCCAGCGCATGTACAACTATTGGGTGTCGCAAGAGGCTGAGATGCTTGCACTGGCGCCCAAAGCACCGTTTATTGGCTATGGCGGCCAGTTTGAGGGCTATGAGGACAAGTGGAAGACTGCAAACACGACAAATTGGCCGTATTTGGAGGTCAATCCAGACGTTACAGACGGTCAAGGTAGTGCTTTGCCACTACCCCAGCGTGCGCAGCCTCCAATGGCTTCTACGGGATTGTTGCAAGCTAAATCGGGCGCATCTGAGGACATCAAGGCTACAACGGGGCAATACAACGCATCGCTTGGCCAAGGCGGCAACGAGCGCTCTGGCAAAGCCATCATGGCACGCCAGCGCGAGGGCGATGTAGGAACGTACCATTATGGTGACAATTTAACCCGTGGTGTGCGGCACATTGCCCGCCAACTGGTTGATTTAATTCC